TCTTCCGCAACCGGCCGGACGGCAACACGCGGGCCGTGGAGCGGATGCACTGGCTGTACCGGCTGTTCAGCCGCCGGCCGAACCGCTTCCAGAACCCCTTCGAGTGGCGGCTGATGCTGCAGGGCCATGTGGCCATGCGCGGCAACGCCTACTGCCAGATCGACGGCAACAGCCGCGGCGAGATCACTGAGCTGCTGCCCCTGCACCCTGACCGCATGGCGGTGGAGATGGTCGACGGCGGGCGCGACTACCGCTACGCCTACACGACACAGGACGGCCGCAGGGTCTACTACACCCGCGGCGAAATCTGGCACCTGCGCGGGCTGAGCGACGACGGCATCATGGGCTTGAGCCCGATCGAGGTGGGCCGCGAGTCCATCGGCGAAGGGCTGGCCATGCAGACCTACTCGGCGCGCTTCTTCGGCAACGACGCCCGCCCGCCAGGCTGGATCGAGAACCCGGGCAAGTGGAAGGACGACGAGACGAAGCGCAAGTGGCGCGAGAGCTGGCAGCGCCTGCAGGGTGGCGCCAACCGTGGCAAGGTGGCCGTGCTCGAAAGCGGCATGAAGTACCACGAGCTGGGGCTCAAGAACTCCGACGCCCAGTTCATCGAGGGCCGTGGCCTGAAAGTGGCCGACGTGGCGCGCCTGTTCCGCGTGCCGCTGCACAAGATCGGCGACCTTTCCCGGGCCACGAACAACAACATCGAGCATCAGTCGATCGAGTTCTGGACCGACACCATGCTGCCCTACGCTGAGCTGTGGGAAGCCAGCATCGAGTTCCAGCTGCTGGGCCAGGGCCTGCCGGGCGCTGACGACCTGCTGGAACCAGAGTTCGACATGGATCGCATGATGCGCGGCGATGCCGCGGCGCGGTCCGCCTACTACGCCAGCCGCACCCAGTGGGGCAGCATGACGCCCAACGAGGTGCGCGAGCGCGAGGGCGATCAGCCGCTGGCGTGGCTGAACCACACGCTGCGCCCGGTGAACATGGTCCGGGTCGACGCCAGCGGCGAACGAGGGCCGGCGCAGGCACCCGGCGGCGCTGGCCAGGATCAGACCCCGCCGAACGACCGCCAGCAAAACGCCCGTGCAGCCGGTGCGGCCGTGGCAGCCCGCTGGCGCCAGGTCATCACCGGGAACGCGCAGCGCATGGCGCGCCGGCTGGCGGCTGGGCAGGCGGTGTCGGCTGAAGTGCTGGCCGACGCACTGGCCATCGACATCGAAGCTGCCGCCGCCTGGCTGGCCAGCCCGCAGCACCTGACCGAAGACGCATGCGCAGTGGCGCTGCTCGAACTGGCCATGAAGGAGCCGACCCCATGAAACTTCCTTACTTCCTCGCGTACTGCTTGAGGTCTGCCTGGGCTATGGATCCGGCCGCCATGGCCACCTATGCGGCCATCCTGGCCCGGGCCTATGCCGCCAAGGCTGGCGGCGTGATGGCCGGTGACCACCGCGACGACACGCAGTACTACGCCAACGGCCAGCCGATGCCAAAAGCTGCCCGCGGCGACCAGGCTCGCGCCGGTGGCGGCAACATCGCTGTGATCCCGGTCTTCGGCCCGATCGTGCAGCGTGCGTCGCAGCTCGGCATGTGCGAAGCCGGTACCGGCGCCGAGGAGATCGGTGCGGCCCTTGATGCAGCCCTGGCCGACTCGTCGGTCAGCGACATCCTGATGCGCTTCGACACGCCCGGCGGCTCGGTCTTCGGCATCCAGGAGCTGGGCGACAAGATCCGCGCCGCCCGGGCCCAGAAGCCGGTGGTGGGCATCGCCGACAGCATGGCAGCATCCGCCGGCTACTGGCTGCTCTCGCAGTGCAGCGAGGCCTACATCACGCCCGGCGGCATGGTGGGCAGCATCGGCGTCTACACCGCCCACGAGAACGTGGCCAAGGCCCTGGAGACCGAGGGCATCGAGATCACCCTGATCAGCGCCGGCAAGTACAAGGTCGAGGGCAACCCGTTCGAGCCGCTGGGCGACGAAGCGCGGGCCGAGACCCAAGCGCAGATCGACACCTACTACCGCATGTTCACCAGCGCGGTGGCCAAGGGCCGCGGCGTGCCGGTGGACCAGGTGCGCAGCGACATGGGCGAGGGCCGCATGCTGCTGGCCGAGGCGGCGCAGAAGGCCGGCATGGTCGACGGCGTGCGCACCTTCAGCGAGGTGGTGGCCGGCATGCGCAAGAAGGGACGCGCCAACTCTGCTCGCGCTTCGGCACTCGCCCAGGCCCAGGCGGACATTGCTGCGCTGTCGTGAAGCATCGACTCACCATCACCGCCTCGGCCTACCGAATGGCCCGCGGCTTCGGCCGCAGCGTGGTCGTGGCGGCGCTGCTGGCAGCCCGGATGCTGATGACCGGACGCACCGGTCGGTATCGCATCAAGTAGCCTTGGCCCATCGTCATCACCGAGCGCGGTCGACCCGTCAAGTACTGACCGCGCCACCGATCAAGGGCTGAGCACGGCCCACCCGCAGGCAGGCCCGTCGGCCTGACAGCGTGGCCCCTTCGGGCCGTTGTGCACCACCCCCAACCACTGGCCGCCTTCGGGCGGCTTCTTCGTTTCTGGAGCTACCTCATGAAGACCTCTCGTTTCACCACCCTGACCGTGGCTGCCCTCGCGCTGGCCGCGTTTGCCGGCGGCGCCATCGCCGCTCCCGACGTTCTGCTGCAGGCCTGGGCCATGCTGACCGACCCGACCGTGGCCGGCACCGCGCTGCTGGCCTGGGGTCCCGTCGTGCGCAACCTGCAGGCCCAGCAAGCCGCTGCCATCGACGGCATGCAGAAGCTGTCGGCCATCCTGGGCGAGCGCGACCTGACTGCCGAAGAGCAGACCCAGTACGACGGCTTCAAGGCATCCGCCGCCAGCCTGAAGTCGCGCATCAACATGGCGATGGAGGCTGAAGCCGCTGGCGCTGGCCTGGCGCCGATCGATCCGACGCCGCAGGGCGCTGCTGGCGCTCCGGGCCGCGGCGAAGGTGCCGTGACCCTGCCGGCCAGCGCGCGCATCGAGACCCAGGAGAACGGCGACGCCGACCCGCAGCGCGGCTTCCGCACGATGGGCGACTTCCTGATGTCCGTCCGCGGCGCGGCCGTCAACGTCCGCACCGGCGTGAGCATGGACCGCCGCCTGGCGGCGCTGTACCGCGGCGAGCCGCAGGCTGCCGCACCCAGCACCTACGGCAACGAAGGCAACGGCACCGACGGTGGCTTCCTGGTGCCCCCGAGCTACAGCCAGCGCATCTTCCAGCTGTCCCTGGAAGAGCAAGCCCTGCTGCCGATGACCGACGACCTGCCGGTCGAAGGCAACGGCATGTCGCTGCCGAAGGACGAGACCACGCCCTGGGGCGCCAATGGCGTGCGCGCCTACTGGCAGAACGAGGCGGGCGCTGGCACGCAGACCAAGCCGGTGTTCGGTCGCACCGACTTCCGGCTGAAGAAGCTGCTGGCCCTGGTGCCGGTGACCGAAGAGCTGCTGGCCGATGCGACCGCCCTGGGCGCCTACTTCCAGGGCGCTGCTGCCCGCAGCATCCGCTGGAAGACCGACGAGGCGATCTGCTACGGCAACGGTGCCGGCCAGCCCCTGGGCGCGTTCAACAGCCCGGCCGTCATCACCGTGGCCAAAGACGCCGGCCAGCTGACCGGCACGCTGTCGGCCACCAACCTGGCCAACATGATCAGCCGGCTGCCCGCCGGCAGCTACGGCAACGCGGTCTGGATGCTGAACAACGACGTTCTGCCCGCACTGTTCACGCTGACGCTCGGCAACTACCCGATCTACCTGCCCGCCGGCAGCCCGGTCGGTGGCCTGCAGGGCTCGCCCTACGGCACGCTGCTGGGCCGCCCCATCGCGGTCACGCAGCACGCCAAGAGCTTCAGCTCGCAGGGCGACGTGATGCTGGCCGACTGGCGGCAGTACCAGTCGATCACCAAGGCCGGTGGCATCCAGACCGCAACGTCGATGCACCTGTACTTCGACGCCGACGCCACCGCGTTCCGCTCCACCTTCCGGGTGGACGGTGCGCCGAAGCTGGCTGCGCCGATCTCGCCGGCCAACGGCAGCGCCACGATGTCGCCGTTCATCCAGCTCGGCGCCCGCTGATCGACCGCACCACCGAACCCACAGAAAGGAACCAGAACCATGAACTCGAACGCTCGCCTTGACGAGGTGGTGACGCCCATCGTGGCCGCCGCCGGTCTGCTGCTGACTTCGACCCTGGGCGACACCGACTACGTGTCGCTCAAGGGCTACCGTCGGTGCCAGATCATCATCAGCATCGCCGACGGCACGACCGTGACCGGCAGCACCATCACGCTGAAGCAGGCCACCGACGTGGCCGGCACCGGTGAGAAGGCGCTCGCCTTCAGCCGCATGCTGGCCAACGTCGACTACACCGCGTCGAAGGTCATGACCGAGACGCCGGTCGTTTCCAACACCTTCACCACGCAGACCGTCAACAGCAAGGACAGCCTCTACATCATCGATGTCGATGTCGAGTCGCTGGACCTGGCCAACGGCTTCGACTGCCTGCGCGTGGATGGCACCGGCCATGCCGCCACCGCGTCGCGCGGTGTGGTGGTGCTCTACAACCTGTACGGCGCCCGCTACTCCGGCGCCGCGATCGACCCCACGGTGAACTGATCGACCCGGCCCGCTCGGCGGGCCGACTGCACTACCGCGGCCCCAGTGACCCTGGGGCCGCACTCATTTGAAGGCTACGGGCATGCACCAAGTTCGCATCACCAACACCGTCTACGAGACCGGCGCACCGAAGTACCTCGCCGGACAGCTGTACCCGGTGACCGAAGAAACCCTGCGCCAGGTCACCCTGCGCAACGGTGAAGAGGTCGACGAGCCGACCGAAGACGAGCTGGCCGCTGCGGCCGCCGCTCAAGCTGAGGCCGAAGCCAACGAGCGTGCCGCCGCCGAAGCGCAGGCCGCTGCGGCCGCCGCCGCCGCCCAGCAGGCTGCCGCGAGCACCGATGCCCAACCCGCAGCTGCGCCGGCCCCCGCGCCCGCACCTGCAGCCCCCACGCCGGCCCGCAAGCGCGCTGGCGGCTGATCCACCACCACTGAACCGACCTCGAGGAGCGCGCCATGCCA